CCGACGAGGCGTCTTTCGTGCCCGAGAACGAGGGGCGCCTGTACGTGGTGCCCAGTGGAGGAGGAACGGCGTCTAGCGCGATTCTGGCGGCCGTGGAGACAGCGGTCACGACAACCTATCCGCCGCCCATCACGTTCCGCACGTTGGTGCTGTCGGCGTCCTACCTGACGATCGACGTGTACGCCAGGATTTGGGTGCGCGAGGGCTACAGCCCGACGGCGGTCAAGAGCGCGATACAGGCGGCGCTGACCGCGTGGTTTGCGCCCGAGGACACCGACGGCAGCGCGAACGAGAACGTAGACTTCGGCTACAATTTCAAGGACGCTGACGGGCTCCCTGCCGGCGAGGTCGCGTGGAGCGACATCCACAACGCGGTGAGGGATGTGGCCGGCGTGCGCAAGGTCGGTGCCGGGATCGACGACTTCACTCTGAATGGAGCACACGCGGACCTGTCCATCTCAAACCACCAGTTCCCATCTCTCGGCACCGTGACGCTCGTCAACGGCGACACGGGGACAGTGATCTAAGGGGAGTACTGTGGCCTGGGTACCGTTCATTCACTGGGACGCCAACGAGAACGTGGACCTCGTTCTGGATCGCGGCACAGGTCCACACCGGTTCGACGACAGCGACGTGGACCGCATGGCTAGGGCAGTCGGCTACTGGCAGACCCTCGCGCACTGGAACCCCACGTCATCGCCTATCCGGTCCCTGAGAGACGTACTCGCTCAACGCAACGCGGGGTCCTCTGGAACCGGTCTGCGCGTACGCCAGGACGACACTACGCCACAGGGGCAGACGTTCGCGGTGGCCAATCCACTGGACCAAGATCCGCGTCCCGGCGACGTTGACGACGCGGACGGGATCGCGTTCGTGCACACCGGCGGGAGGCTCATGATCCGCGGATGGGTTGGCACGGCCGCTGCTGGCATGCACACCGCGGCATCAGCCGGATGGTATGACCAGGACACCGCACGCATCGCAACCGGGTTTCACGGCGTATACTCCGGGGTGGTGCTCGGCGCGCTGAACATCGCAAACGCGGCGCTTCCCGCTTCCATACAGACGTTCTTCGGTTTGCACGGGCGCCCCAAGGCCCCAGGGAACGCGCAGGTGTGGTCCGGGCAGCAGGGCGTCGGCGTCTCTACGATCGCGGCAAACTGGATCAACACTGGCGCGCACCGTGTGACGGCCACTCCTGACGGTGCGGGCACGTGGACCGTTGACGCGGAGTACGACATCGGCGCAGGGTGGGTGCCGCACCGCAGCGACCTGGCGGTGGCCCTGGATGCTGGGCCGGTTGACGCGAACGACGCGGCCATGGTGGCGTGCCTGTTCATGGGGCCAGGTGGCGATCACCTGTGGGCGGCGGCTAACTTCAACACCACGTGGTTACCGTGGTTTGAGGTGGACATGATGGAGCCGTGGGTGCCGAACATGGCATCGTCAGAGTTCCGCGACCTGGCCGATCAACTGCCGCCCGGAGCCATCTCCAATCCGCGCGCCCCGTTCGGAGTGCGGTACGGTTCTCCAGATCTCATGCACGTTCCAATGGGTTCCCCGTTTGCCCCGGTCGAGCTGCGCAAACTGGATCCAGTTCTGGGATACTGCGTGGAACACGCAGAGCGTACGTGTTTGTGGGCGCCATGGACGAACGAGGCAACGCCGTTCGACGCAGGAACATCGACGCTTTCCCCGTGCATCGTTGGATCAGGTGGCAGCGAGGCTATCGGTGTGTCTGCTCCACTGACGGTGGCGATGCGAGTCAAACTCGACATGACAACTCCGGCAGCGGCGAGAAACCTGCTCACCGTGGGAGACATCTGGCGTGGTCTACCTACGTCAGTGCTGAACGGAATCGGGATCTACCTTGATGCCGGTGACCAGTTGGTGCTGCGGTACTATGACAAGAACTGGGTGGACCTCGCGGTGGACTTCCCGATTGACCGTTACCGCGGCGAGGTGCTGGACGTAGCGTTTGCCTGGACCGGGAGCGCCGGGGCCGCGGCCGGGTATGCGGACGACACCGTGCGATTGCTGGTCAATGGGAGAACGGTTGCCGTGGCCAGCACGACGGCGTTCAAGCTTGCCGCCGACCCTCCGGTGGTCTACGTGGGATCCGGCATGCGCTCGGCTGGTGCGTTTGATGCTGGTTTCACTGGGTTATTCCGCGAGGCCAAGTTTTGGTTCCACGCCCTGACGGATGATGAGATCCGCCGAGCGTTCACACCGACGACCGAGACGCTGGACTTCAATACGGCGCAGGCAGACGGCGAACCAGGAGCAGCCGAAGGGTGGATGGTGCGCGAGCAGGTGTCTGAGCCGGTCATGGCCGCGTTCCGCAATTCACCATGGAGTACACCGTCCGAACCGTTCGACTGGTTCGACGAGCACCCCGCGGTACAGATCAACGGGCCGACCTGGGACACGACGGTAGGCGAGCAGACCGTCGCTCTAGGTGGCGGCGGTGCGGTCGTGACGGCCGCACCGGTCAACACGATCCAACTCGTGGCCCCTGGGTTCGATGTGTCTGCGGCGTTGCCGACCGGCTCCTCGTTACGCATCCAGGGGTCAACCGGGCTCGACGCCTACTGGACAGTCGCCAGCGTGGCGGGGGCCGGTCCGAACTACACAATCACGACGGACGAGGACATCCTGACAACCACGGCCGACGGGACCATGACGATCCCGGAACTGTGGACGGCTGCGATCACAGGCGTGACGCCCGACCAGTGGGCGCAACTGTGGGACGTGTTCTTCGCCAATCCTGCGGCGGCAACACCGACCGAGATAGCGTCCGTGCTTGCTGGGTACGTGCAGCATCTCGACGTACGGGCGCGCCGCGAGTACGTGGTGGCACGCGGAGAGTGGGGGGGGTTCGCTAGGGCGATCACTATCACCAGACCAGCGACCGCTGAGACGTGGGCAGACTGGGGCGAGGACGACGTGGGATGGGCCGACGACCTGGACGACGTGACCAGCGCGGCGGCGGTGTACGGCGACGGAACACCGCTGCGCGATACAGCGGAACCTTTCCGATGGGCCGAACAGTACGGTTCGCTGGAGGCAGCGGGGACGGACGACGCCGAGTTTCTGTCGTGGTACGAGCGCGTTCACGGCGTGGCAGTCCCGCGTGAGTTGCCGCGGATCACAGACACCTTTGACGAGGCGTGGGGTCTGGATCACCTGGACACCACGAGACAGATCACTCCTCCGTCGCACAACGGGCGGATCTATTCCGACGTGCTCACCCTGCCGCTGTACGTCAAGGCCAATCGCAACTTGATTCACGTCATCGAGGGAACGAGCCCTGGAACGGTGCGAACGATGGTGCTCCCCGAGGGCGCGCTGACGACATTGGCCGGGGCGGCTGGTGTCCTGAGTGCTGCATGGGGCGTGGCATCTCCGGCGTCGCCGCTGACGTGGGGATACGAGGACCGCGGTGACGGCACTTTCCGTTTCTGGTTCGGCTGGGACGGCGCTGCGGCTCTCGCACCGGCCGAGGAGGTCTATCTGGCCTCTGGGGTTGGTGTGTTCGCCGATCGCGACGCACGGGCCGACCTGGGACTTCTGGGGCTATCACCGTCCGGCGCGGCGGTGAAAGTGGACGTCCCTGCTGGATACCTGGCCGGGACGGTCCCGGCTGCCTGGGATCTGGATCAACAGTACGGTGCAGATCCGTGGAGTTACCTGTCGGTATCCACGGCCACGGACCCAGACAGCGGACTGGAATACCCGCTGGCGCACGGAAAGGTTCCAGCCAGTTTCGACACGGCCACGCGACCGTCGGAGCCGTTTCTGCCGGACGGATGGGGCGGCGCGTGGCTCAATCCGGCAATCTACGCGTGGACGAACGATTGCCTGTTCGACACCGGACTGGGGCCGGGCGAACTGTACGAAGATTTCGAGGAAGGATGGTAGGCCATGGCCTCTGATGATTGGACTGAACTGGCGAACGTGCTATCTGCGGGGATCGTTGCCAGGGGCGCCTCTGGTGGATTCACGCCACCCAACGGAGGCGGGACGGCCGTCTACGTGGCGCACTGCCTAGACGGCACCGTGACCGGAGCGGTGGGTAGTTACTGCAATCTCGCGAACTACGGCCCGCTCGCGTCCGGAGGGTCCATCCGTGCGTGTGTCAAGCGATTGTCCAGCGCGGCCAACACTGGATTCTCGCCGTTCCTGTACATCCTGGCCGGCGGCACGGACGTTGCGGACAACGCCTATCTCCTCGGCCTTGAGGACCGCGACCCGTACAGGATCGTGCTGCGCAAGGGCTCGATCCTCGGCGGCATTCCCGAAGCCACGGACGGCGAGTATCTGCGGCGCTCGTCGGACGAATACCAGATCAGCGACGATCTGTGGCACCATATCCGGCTGGATGCTCTGGTGGAGCCCACTGGCGACGTGGTGCTGAATGTGTACGAATCCGACCTGTCAACGCACGCGTGCACCGCACCGTCCTGGTCGGCGATCACCGGCATGGCCCAGTTCGTGGACGACGTGGCCGGGGTCAACTCCGGTTCGCTGCCCTACACGAGCGGCTATGCCGGGTTCGCATCGGCGCACCAGGAGCAGATTTCTGCGCGCGTCGCCTGGGATCACATCCAGTTGCTGCGGCAGACCTGATGACGATCTCGGTACCAGGTCGGGGCGTTGCTGGCGCAGGGCTGGCGCCGACGGTCCCCGCGGCGAGTTTTGCGGTTGGCGCGGCCTACCGCGGGGACACGTCTCTGTTTCGAGCTGCGCCAGGGGTGGTGACTGGTCGCGTGGCGGACGGCGCCGGTGGGTACGAGATGCGCGTGGGACTGGGAGCGGATCTGTCACCTGAGATGTTCTCCTCCGACCACACCGTGGAGGTGGCGCAGGTGCTCGACCTGACCGATTACGACGCGGTGACGTTTGCCGGAACACTGGACACGTCCAGCATTGCCGGTGGTGCAGCCACGTGGGTAGTGACCATTCTGGTTGACGACGTGGCCCTTGGCAGCGTCACAACGGCCCTTGACCGGGAGCGCAGCCTGCTTGACGTGCGGGCCCCGGTTGCTCGCTACACGGGACCGCACGCGGTTGCGCTGCGGCTGAGTTATGCATAATCGAGGTAACTAGATGGCGACCGTCGAGCAAGTGCTTGCCCTGCTGACCGCCGAGGAGGTGGCGCTCGCTACCGTGGCCGGGGAATTCCTGCTGGTCATGCGGGATCCGCAACCCTCCGAGGTGCAGGTCCCTCTGGACGCCGAGGTGTATCTGCGTCTGGTGTCGCTGGCTGGCGATCCGTCGGTGGCCGGCGAGGGCGTGGCGCAGCTCACGATCACTATCGATGGTACGCTGGTCTACGACCTGACTGGTGGCGGGTTCGTTGCTGCCGGTTGGGCTGGACCGAGCAACGCCGCGGCGGCGCATGCACTGGCTGACCCCTACTGTTTCCAGGAGGTGCGTCTCGACCAGACCGGGGCCGCAGTGTGGACCACCGAACAGGTGATCACGGTGGACGTGGCAGGCCAGGATCACTTGGCCAACGCGTTTAGCGAGACGTACACGTTCACATGTTTGGACGTGACGGCACCTCGTCTGTTGTCCGCCGAATCTCGCGACGAGCGCACTGTGCGGCTCACGTTCTCTGAGGCGATGGCCGTCACACCGCGCGAGGGGTGGGCTGACACGGAGACCGCCGGTTCTGGGCCGTGGAACCTCGCGGCCGGCGGCGAGACTCTGACGGTAGAGATCAACGGCACGGCGCAGACGGTAACGTTCGACACGGCCATGTGGCTGGTGCCAGCCGCGGCGACCGCCGACGAGGTAGCCAGCGCGTTGTCCGCCCTGTTGGACGGGGCCTCGGCAATCGTGAACGCATCCGGGAACGTGGAGATTCGCACGGACGCGGTAGGGGACACCGTCACCGTGCAGGTCACCGGTGGCACGGCCAACGCCGTGCTGGCATTCCCGCTCACACCGGTCAAGTACGGCAGCAGTGTGGAGATTCTTGCGGCAGAGAACTTCACGATCACAGCGCAGAACGTGTTCCCGGACAGCGCGTGCGCGGTGTCCGTGGTTGGTGCCGCGGCCGTGACCGGCAGTGGCAACACCGAAGTGGACCTGACTGCGGACACGGAGTTGACGTTTGGCCAGCCGTACCTCGTCACGGTAAACGATGACGTTGAGGACGCGCACAGCGTGGCCATCGATGCGTCATACCGCACGGCAACGTTCACGGCGTGGTCCCCGGACTGGCCGCGCCGGCGCGACAACTCCCTGGACCTACCACAGGATCTCTGGACGCAGGACACCACCCAAGAGGCGGCGGCTGTAGTAGGTTGCCTCCAAGAGGTGGCCGACTGGATGATGTGGGCAGCGGATCACTACCTCGATTCTGTGGACCCGGACATGGCTACAGATGACGAGATCGAGCGGCACCTGTACGACTTGGGAAACCCGTTCGACTGGGCCGATCTGGATCTGACCGCGGCACAGCGGCGCAAGCTCGCGCTTCTGCTGCCCGACCTGTACGCATTGCGCGGGACCAACACCGGGATAGAGGCGGCGATCCGCCTGCTACTGGAGTTGGAGGTCCAGGTGTCCGGGCACGCCGACGACTGCTGGTTGCTTGGAGAGGGACTACTTGGTGACTACTACCCTGCCCAGGTGCTGTGCGCGAACACCGAAACCTACAACCTGTCTGCGGCTCCGACTACGTTGTGGGTGGCCGTAGACGGCGGTCGTGATGTGGCTGCCCTGAACCAAGCAGCGCAGACGTTCACGGTGGACGGACTGCGGGCTTCGGAGTTTGCCGCCGGCCGCGTCTTCCAGATCGTGGAGTCAACGGGTAACGATGGCAGTTACACCGTGGCACCGGCCGGGCCGACCGAGTCAGGCGGTCAGACCGTGATCCCTGTCACCGGTGCGATCCCGGTGTCCACGGCAGACGGGCGCATTGTAGACCTGATTACCTTCTCCAATGTGGCCGGTTCGGATTTCGCG